GGAGCATCTACGCAAGGGCGGATCGGTAGACCTGTCTAGTGCCAAAGCGGTTTACGCTCAGATGAGCGGTAACGGTAAACGTATCGCTCGGGGTAAAAAGACTTTGACCGGTGAGATGTTTAACTTTGACATCTTGCAGCGCGAACACGGCTTGCTGGCAACCAAGGACATGATCTGGTCCGAAGCGTTAGACCGAATACCCGATAGGGAACGAGCTTACATCACTGCCCTGCTGCGCAGGGGAGAGAAGTTTAACGCCAAGCCCCGTATCAAGCTGTCTACCATCCATGGCACAAAGGGCGGAGAGGCTGAGAATGTAGTACTCTTTACCGATCTTACTAGCTCGGCTATTCAAAGCAGTGTGCGTGGGTCGCATCCGCAGGACATCCATCGGGTGTTTTACGTGGCGGTCACCCGCACCAAACAGAATCTATTTATTGTTGAACCAGAGAATTACGATAGGGCTTACATTATATGAAACCACCTGACGAGATGTCGTTTATCTTATGCCCCAAATGCAACAACGAGGCCGGTGAGGTAATCAATATGGAAGAACGTAGAAGAGTAGGTTGGTACTGTGAGAAGTGCCATTACTTTGAAGAAGCAATCCTGCGAGAGACGGTATTGCCACCCAAGTTTTTGAACGGTAAACCCCGTGAGCACTAAGTTACAGATGGCGATGTTTCCGCCGAAGTCAGATTGGCTGCCACCGGAACATCCCTTCCCTGACATCCTCGACGCTGAAGAGATCGCTATCGATGTCGAAACCCGCGACCCCAACCTAAAAGAACGGGGACCTGGATGGCCTACGGGTAACGGCGAAGTGGTGGGTTACGCCATTGCCGTACCAGGTTGGAAGGGTTACTTCCCCGTCAATCACGTGGGTGGTGGCAACCTCGATAGGCGCATACTCAACAAGTGGCTCAAGAAGGTGTTCGAGTCACCGGCAGATAAGATCATGCATAACGCCCAATACGATCTGGGGTGGATTCGTGCGATGGGTTTTGAGGTCAAAGGCAAGGTGATTGATACCATGATGACCGCTGCGTTGATCGATGAGAACCGTTTCAGTTACTCGCTGAACGCCCTGTGCTACGAGTACCTTGGTAAAACCAAGTCCGAGAAGACGCTAGTCGAGGCGGCTCGGGAATTTGGCGTGGACCCCAAGGGTGAAATGTACAAGCTACCGGCTATGTACGTCGGACCTTATGCCGAGGTAGACGCGGAGATCACGCTGGAGTTATGGCATCACTTCAAAACGCTGCTCAACCGCGAGGAGCTTTGGGAAATCTGGGAGCTGGAGACAGCCCTGCTGCCGTGCCTTGTAGAGATGACCATGACCGGCATCAAGGTAGACTTGGACCGTGCCGAACGGACCAAGCAGGAGTTGATCAAGCGCGAGAAAGACGCACTGAAAAAGCTCAAAGACCTGACCGGCATCAAGGTAGAGATTTGGGCAGCGGCGAGTATTGCCAAAGCGTTTGATAGAGCTGGCCTGACTTACCCAAAGACCGATAAGGGATCACCCAGTTTCACCAAGAACTTCCTGAACGAACATCCCTCGGAGCTTGCCAAGCTAATCGTGGAGGCCCGAGACCTGAACAAGATGCAGGGCACGTTTATCGATTCGATCCTGCGCTACGTGCATAAGGAGCGTATCCACAGTCACATCAACCAAGTGCGCTCTGATGACGGAGGGACCGTCTCCGGACGCATCTCCATGAACAACCCCAACCTGCAACAGATACCCGCACGACATCCGGAACTCGGCCCGATGATCCGCAGTCTGTTTCTGCCGGATAAGAAGTACTGGTGCTCTATCGATTTCAGTCAGCAGGAGCCACGCATCCTGACCCATTACGCAAAGATCTACGGCGACTATCAAAACGTGCCGATGCCTGGTGCGCCTGAGTTCGTCAAAGAGTATACCGAAAACCCTGACGCCGACTTTCACTCGATGGTTGCAGAGATGGCTGATATCCCTCGCAAACAGGCAAAGACCCTGAACCTCGGGCTGATGTATGGCATGGGGGTTAAGAAAATGTGCGTGGAGCTGGGCATGGATGAGGAGTCTGCGAAAAGTCTGATAGACCAATACCATAGCCGTGTACCCTTTGTTAAAATGCTGACCAAGGGCGTGCAAAAGAAACTGGACGACCCCAGATCGAGTGGGAGCATACGCTCCCTGAAAGGTAGAAAGTGCCGCTTTGATCTTTGGGAACCGGCCACGTTTGAGATGCACAAGGCATTGCCTCGGGAAGAAGCCATCGCGGCCCATGGACCCACGACACGGCTCAAGAGAGCGTTCACCTACCGCGCACTGAACCGGTTGGTGCAAGCCTCGGCGGCGGATCAGGTCAAGGCAGCAATGCTGGCGGTGTACCAAGCTGGATACACGCCCATGCTTCAAGTACACGACGAATTGGCTTTCTCGGTAGACACGCTTGAAGAAGCCAAAAAGCTAGAACAGATAATGATCAATGCCATCGAACTGGTGGTTCCATCAAAATGCGACATCGACCTCGGCCCAAGCTGGGGAGAGGCGAAGGAGGTAAAATGAGCACAACCGGATATGCCGCCCCTCTGGACCAACAAACCCTACAAATGGCCTGTAAATATTCCATCATGGCCTACGAAGACGAAATCCCCAACGCAGTTAAGATCGAATCCAAATGGACCTCCACCACCGCTTATTACATCAAGGGCACAGAAAAAACCCCTGACATTCTAGCGTTTCGAGGAACCGCTCAAGGTATCGATTGGGTTACCGACGCCCTCGTGATCCCCGTCCCGTTTGCAGGACGCCTATGTCACGGCGGCTTCACCCTCGCTTTCCTGTCGGTGTGGGGCAAGATCAAAAAACAGTTGCGCATGGACCACCCCCTATTGATCTGCGGCCACTCCCTCGGTGGAGCGTTGGCAGAACTGGCAGCGTCCAAACTGCACAAGAAGCATAAACGAGCGTCGCTCTGCACGTTTGGCAAGCCCAACACTTTCTTTAAAGGTTTTAAACGGCCCATGAAGCTTACCAGGCAGGTATCCTGTGTCTCGGGTAGCGACATCGTCGCCCGTATCCCACGATTCTGCTACGGCCCTAGCGTCAGCCAGACCATCCTGTACTTTGCTAACGACGGCAAAGACCACGTCAATCCCCCTGCGGAACTTAAACGTGATGACTTCATGGCGGCCAAGACCGACGCGATCTCGGATCATTTCATGGAGGGTTACCAGAAACGCCTGACGGCTTACTTTAATCCCCCCAAAAAATCCAAAAAGCGAGGAAAGAAAAATGCTTAGACCTTTATTGTTAGTGGGTATCGTGGCGCTGCAAGGCTGCGCTGTGTCCGAAGAAGCTATAAAAAACAAGGAGTTATACTGCTCTGAGGTGTACAAGGGCATCCGCGCTGTCGGACGGGTAGCTACTGAGGTCACCACGGGGGTGTCAGTCCCCGATATATGCGATACTATAGATACCATCACGGAGGAAAGCACCGAGGGAAAGTCGTAACGAACCTCGAAGCTTTGATCAAACTTTGGTTATTGTTCTATGAAACTTAGCGGATTACTTAAAACGGTTGCACCGACAATCACCAAGACGATTGCGTCCAGCAATCCGGTGGCTGGTATGGCGGTCAAGGTACTGGCTGACAAGCTAGGCATCGATGAGAAGAACCCTGCAAAGATCGAGAAGTTTCTGGAAAAGAACCCAGAGCGGGTAGCCGAGGTTAAAGAAGCAGATCGAGAGTTCGAGGATAAGATCCGCGAGATGGAGATCGACCTAGAAGCTTTTCAGACAGAGGCAGAGGACGCCAAAGACGCACGACGGCACTTTAGCAAGGACCGAACAAGTAAAGCTTTTGCCTTGATTTCTTTGGTAGGTTTCTTAATATATTGCTTCTTTGTCACTTTAATGGGAGCAGACGTTGATGCTGCTACTACTAACCTGGTTATTGGCTACCTCGGAGGTCTCGTATCATCCGCAGCCTCCAGTTTCTACGGATCAAGTAGCAGTGTTAGAAAATAAAATGGATAAATTAATCGAAACACTCAAGCGCCACGAGGGCGTCAAATCTCGCGCCTATCAAGATCCCATGGGAACATGGCACATCGGTGTTGGACGTAACATCCATCCCGAGGGCTCTCATCAGGGCGTTGGTCTCAGTGAGGAAGAGATCGACTATATGCTCTCTAACGACATTGTGCGCACGATCAAAGAGCTGACGGAAGAATACCCGTGGTTCAGGACCCTCGACGAAGGCGCACGTCGTGACGGAATCATCAATATGCATTTCAATCTGGGCCGATACCGCTTTGCCAAGTTCGTCAAAGCCATCGCTCACATGGAAGAGGAAAACTACGATGCTGCCGCTGCCGAGTTCCTTGACTCGCTGTGGGCTAAACAAGTTAAAGGTCGTAGCCTGGAAGTCACGGACATGATCAAGACGAATACCTATGTCTGATGATCCGTATATCTTTCAATGCACGATCCTCAAAGTAATCGATGGAGATACAATCGATGTGGATGTGGATCTGGGCTGGAATATTTCTGTTACTAATCAGCGTATTAGGCTCTACGGGGTGGATTGTCCGGAATCTCGCACTAGAGATCTGGAAGAAAAGAAATACGGATTGGCGGCAAAGACATTTGTCCAAGAGTTCCTTAAAGTAGGCTCTGTCGCTACGCTGCGAACCTTAGAGAAAGGCAAGTACGGCAGGTATCTGGGAGACTTCAAAGTGTATGACAAGTGGCTCTGCTCAGAGCTGATTGCCCACCACCACGCCGTCGAATACTTCGGTCAAAGCAAGTCGGCCATCAAGGCTGCCCATCTGGCTAATCGAAAACTGGTTGTTTTGGACTAAAGAGTCCGATAAAATCCGATACAGTAAGGAGGATTTATGGATCAGTCTAAGTGGAAATCAGTCGTCGTGCCTCGGGAAACCTACCACGATATGAAACTTATCGCCCAGATCGAGGGGCGCACCATCTCACGCCAGCTACGCATGATCGTCGATCAGTGGAAAGACGACCACTTGACCGACAACGATCTGCAAAAGCTTGAAACGGAAAAGATTAAACTCGAAGTCGAGTCAGGCGCTCACGCTACTAGCTTTTCGATCTGAGGCCCGTCGCCCACGGTACAACCAATCCCGCACCGTATCGATAGGTATGTTGAGGGTCTGTGAGATCCACGCTACCGACCGCTCCTCGTTGTTCCGAAGATGGATAACGTGATCTACGACTTCCTGTGAATATTTCTTAGCAACCATACACATATTTTACTTGGAAAAAAATGTGATATCAAGCTTGACTACCAGGCTCGGGCGGGTATACTTGGTGTTGACGATCCGGTTATTGCTTTCTTGTAATGCAATACCCAAAGAACCAAGTTAGCTCCTTGGTAGTTAAGTTGAAGAAGCTCACTGGGTTATTTTATCCCTCTCAGTGGGCTTTTTTTATGGCAGCTAAAAAAGATAAAAAGTGGATACAAAAGGCAATCAAAAAACCTGGTGCGCTGCGCAAAGCCGCTGGCGTCAAAGCAGGTGAAAAGATCCCCGCCAAAAAATTGACTAAACTTGCCAAGAAGAAAGGCGTCACCGGCCAACGAGCCCGTCTCGCCAAAACGCTTGGTAAAATGCGCAAGAAAAAATAACAACCCCGAGCAAGGGCATCTAGTCATTCCCTTCTTCCACGGTTCGCCCTGTCCCGTGGCTCATCAATCAGGGCATATACACACATTTATCTGACACACTTTGTTACACTTTACCCCTTGATATACACATAGGAATCTGATACTATCAGGGGGTTCCACGTGGAACACCGTTCTTTAACATTTAATAAACTAATCAATAAGTTAGATAGGAGCTTATTATGCAATACCAGTTAGAAGAAAAAGTAATACCAGAGGATGAATATAACCGCGATACTCAAATCAAACTCTGGACTGAATGGTGGGTGAATAACCTTAACAAGTATGACCTGCACTTCATTGAAAGAGCATTTGTTCAAGGACAAAAAACCCGAGATCGATTTAAGACAGCGGGAATTGAAGATTTCGATCCTTACACCAATGAAAAAATGATGATTGCTAACAGAATCGAGATTCACTCAGACACCCAACATTTCCTGTTTGGAATTGTCGGAGCTTTGGATCTTAGAGATGCAAAGAAAGCCGCTGAATACGCACTGACGCTGCTCAAAATCAGAGAGTGGACCTCTTAATTATCAACTGCCGCCCTTCGGGGCGGCTTCTTATAAGGAGCTATTATGTACATAGGTAAAAACGACGGGGTATGCCCCGTATCCCAAGCCGAGATCGACCGCGATCTCAACAAAAGCCGCGACCCACAAGTCCACCTAGATCCCGATGCCGCCTACGACGCCGAACAACTACGGCTCACGGTCCAAGATCAAGAGGCCATCTCCAAGATCCTGGTGGAAAACATCCATGCAACCAAGGATTTGCTCGACGCACTGGTCGAGTATGTACGCAAGGCACGTAGGGGATTGGTGTGAAATACGAACTGGACGAAGACGCCGTCGCGATAATTTTAGAGTATGTCGAAGAAGCTCTCGTTGAGATTGCCGAGATTTTGGACGGGCCTCAACACCAAGAAGGCGCTAACTGGACTACCTCTGGGATGCACATGGGTCGCGCACCGCGTTTTGCTTTAATCAAACAATTTGAAACTTTGGGAAATGTGCGCAATGCGTTACAGAGACCTATTCGATGTAAAGACGATGTCTTGGGATGGCCTGTGGAAAAGCTTGGACTTTGCGAGAGAGTTTTAAAGGCTATAAAAAAGAATTGTGTGGAAGAAGATAAGCTTCGCACCGTTGGAGAATTAGTCCGTATGACCGAGTACGAATTGATTAAATATCCCAATTTGGGCAAAAAAAGCATGACCGAGATAAAAGCTTGTTTAGCTTTCCATGATCTTTATCTATCGGACTAGTTACGTTATTCCCTTATATAGAAACCATTTCTGAAAAATATTTTTATTTTTTTTTTAAAATATAGGCGTAACTGGCGTAACCGTGTAACCATCGGGCTGTGGGCCACGGCTCATGGGGCTTGTAGCGGTTACGGCAAGGTTACGTTGGTATACACTAGTCAATACGATGTGGTTAATCGCCAAAATCCGTTAAGGGGGGGTCGAGAGTTTTTTTTATTTTTTTTATTTTCCTCCCTATATACAAAAAGCGAATTTACACATAGAATTCCGTCACATGACTGAAGTAAAGAAAAAGCGTGGTAGACCTAAAGGCTCGGGACTGATTGGAATAAACCGCCTTCTGACCCGAAAGCAGGAGCTGTTTGTTAAAGAACTGGTCAGCAAAGACGGCCAGATCACCAAACGACAAGCCGCGATCAACGCTGGATACCCTGAAGGTTCGGCTCATTCCAAAGCTTATGACCTGACTAATCCGAAAACCCACCCTCATGTTTGCCAAGCTATCCGCAAATATCGTCAAGAGTTGGACGAAAAGTACGGTATTGATTTCAAGCGACACATCCGAGACCTGAAAGTGATTCGAGATAAGGCTCTTGAGGACGGGGCATATTCGGCAGCGACTCAATGCGAGATAGCGAGAGGCCGAGCGCATGGTGATATTTATGTGACCAAGTCAGAGATCCGGCACGGGTCGATAGATCAGATGGATCGAGAGCAAGTAATGAAAGCGTTGGAGGAACTCAAAACTGAATTTGGAACTTCCGTGGGAAACGTCATCGACGTCACGCCCGAAAAAGAAGAAAAAGATCAAGGAAAGCACGCTCTGGCAACACCTTAAAAAAGCCATTGCTCTTCATAAACCTACCTGGACGCACACTCGAATCGAAACTTGGGCAATGCCTGGTGTACCGGATGTCATGGTCTGCGATGATAAAGGCTTGTTTCATTTGATTGAACTCAAGGTAGTAACAGGCTACGTCGTTAAACTCAGCCCTCATCAAGTTAGCTTTGCTCAAAACCATGCCCACGCCAGTGTTTGGCTTTTAGTCTGGAAAGCTGACGAATATTATCTGTATCGCGCCGAGGATGTGGTTGAAGTAGCCGACAAAGGCTTACGTCATATCCCCCTTCTGAAAACCCAAGACCTGGATAAACTTCTAAGCTTGCTCTCTACACATTAATTTGCTAGAGTTATATGTGTATCAACTACAACATAGGAGCTAATTATGCGTTTTGAAATTGACGATGATGACTTAGTGCTTTTGATAGAGCTGGTGTGTGAAGCTCAAGCTGACGTGCATGAAACTTTAGATCCGTTCGATGAAAACGGGGAACGAGTACGGATGGGTCACCGTCCTGCTCAAGTCTTATCGAGAGAATTAGATAGACTAAGAAAATTGGAATTGTTTTTAAAGAAGGAGTTTTGAGAAAAAATTAAACCAGGAGAAGAAGAAAAGAGCGCAGCAACGGATGGTGCAGCAGTTAAAGGATGCGAAGCGGAGGAAAGAGATCGAAAAAAAAGGGGCTTAACGCCCCTTTTCCTCATCCTCAAGTGGAAATATAATCCGACAGTAGTCGTCTTCGTGCTGGACTACCTCCCATTTATGAGTTGGGCAAGTGTCCATCCATTTCCAGAAGTCTTCATTATCCATCATCGTTCTCCTTTTTAGTTAGTAGCCTTGTTTTTGCGCCCATTTGAGGGCCATGTTAAGAATGGAATCGGGCACATCGATATATGCACCGTCACCCCCATCAAGTTGACCGGTGTATTCAACGTATTGCAAACTAGCTGTATACGTTTGGTAATCGACTTTTTTGTAAAGATATGCATTGTTGGTGTCGTCGTCGAACTCCATGTAATCGACAAAAAACCCATCGGTGATCTCATGCATATCATCAGTGTATTCTTTCATAGTTTTATCCCGTACTTTTTAAGAAAATGACTAACCATGTCGGGCGTCAAGGTTTGAACTTGTTTGCCTTTATCCAGCACCAAAATCTCCGCGTAGTTAGTCGTACCGTTAATTTTGACCATATAGTCTTTCCCTTGATACCACTCGTCGTGAGTGGTATCGCGGTTCAGTGCGGTCGCTAAATCAATTGCTTTTTTGAAGTGTAATGCCATCCCAATTCCCCGAAAATGAACAATGCAAAGCTTTCTGTAAATCCTTATCAGTGTGGCCTTGCGCTTTGTTGAACATCTCCGCAAATTCCCTATTGTGGCGTGTAACTTCGTCTAGTGCATGGTATCCCGTCTCACCTTGTCGAATCATAACAAACTCGACCTTTTCTTCAGGAAAAGCCGGTTTTTTAACTATGTACTCATTTTTCATTTTTTGCTCCCAATATCAATTTTGCCGCTTGCAATCGTTTGTTGTCTTCATCGGTGTTTAACCACGGATGCATCTGCAAAGCTTTCACCATATTGCGCAGCGCCCAATAAGGTGAATTCCCGCAGATCTTTTTAGCTTCTTCAATCGTCATTTTTTGCTCCTTTTGTTAAGAATTGACAGTATACACATAAATATCCTATAATCAAAGCACTTAATTGATAGGAGCTAATTATGTTAAAAATCAGTGAAATGACGGGCAAACTAACTGATATTCCCGCCATCAATACCAACACCCTAACCAATTCATTCTGCACCAAAATGCACGCAAAAAAACATCCCAAGAATATCTGTGGTGTTTGTTATTCGCAGCGGATGCTCAAAACGTATCGCGCTAATTGTGCTGAGTCCTGGCAAGGTAATTCTGATTTATTGAGCCATTCCATTATTGACGAGGAAGATCTGCCTGTTATCAATTCGCATTCTTTCCGTTTTAATGGGCATGGTGAGCTAATCAATCTCACTCACTATTTCAATATTGTCCGTATCTGTAAACGCAACCCTAATTGCAGCTTTGCATTGTGGACTAAACGATTAGATATTATTAAACGAGCTTTTAATACCATTAATCCGAACGGCATCAAACCGGATAATCTGATTTTGATTTACTCGAACCCAAGAGTAGATTCCATTCTTGAACATCCGCCCGAATACTTTGATAAAGTTTTTAACAATACGTCTACCATTTCAGACCGAGATAATTGCTCTGGTCGCAAATGCATGGATTGTCTGCAATGCTATCGAAAGGACTCGGGCGTCAACGTGATTGTTGAGGCAATTAAAAATTAGACGTATGTGATAAATATGCGGTATACTTGGGTTTCTTAACTACGACAATTGGAGCTAACAAAATGTCATATTCATACTACAAGATTGGTGAAAACCGAAACCGAAAACGTATTTTTTTAGAGGCAAATCTAGAAGCAGCGGGTTTTAACTGCGGAGATCCCTACCGACGAGTAAACGACGTACAGGGGGGAACAATTACCTTGTATCGTATTGAAGAATCGGAAGCAGACCCTAGAGATCGACGGGTGACTAAAGGAAAGAGAAAAGGTAAAGATCGCCCCATTATTGATTTATGTGACAAAATAATCGAAGCAGTATTCAAAGATACTGAGCGGGTGCGAGTCAGTTTTTTACGGCATAAAATCATCATTGAAGTACATCCGGAAGAATTCAATAAATCCAAGAGAGAAAAATCTTTCAAGGACAATATGAAAACGGGTGAGTTAACGCACGCCAGTTTATTTACTGGTGGCGGCATTTCGACGGATGCAATTCATTGTGCGCTTGATGACGACGGTTTGATTGCAGAGGGTGCTAAATGGGTATGTGAGGCAGATTGGAAATATATCGAAGAAGCTAAACAACATTGTCTCGCTGTCACGGATGAGACAGTAATCATTAACGGCATGGTCGAAGAAGTAGAACCAAACCTGTTTACTAGTGTAAACATTTTAAGTTTATCGATGGAATGTTCTGGATTCAGTAAAGCAGGTAAGGCTTATCACAAACAGAGCGCGGAAGAGCATAGCGGGACTGCTTTGTTTGGTGTGGTCAATGCCGTTCGAAATGCAAACCCCGCAATCGTCATTTCTGAAAATGTTATCGAAGCCAAAAATAGCAGTATGTTTGCCTTGTTTACTGGTGAGCTTAATCGACTCGGTTATAAAATATTCGAGCTTGAATTGTCGAATCAGCATACCGGCAGCATCGAAAAACGCCGCCGTTATTGGATGGTCGCAATTAGTGAAAACCTAGCACCGGAATCAATTGAGCTTCCATTGGTAGAGCAAAACCAAAATCCGCTTAATTCCTTTTTACAGGAAGTTGAAGAATCGGTCTGGGGTGAAAACCAATATTTGAAAGATAAAGCTATTAGAGATGCGGCAGCCGGTAAAGGGTTTGCAAAACGTCAGCTTTTATCTGGCGATGAAACCAATGTTGGAACGATTGGTCGACATTATGCCAAGAGGCGATCAACCGAACCGTTTATTGTTCGCGCTGATGGCAAGGAAAGATTATTGACACCAATTGAGCACGCTATTGTTAAATCAATTCCGACTAGATTAGTTCCGGAAGGGGGCATAACATTAGCGCATCAAATCTTGGGGCAGTCGGTTGATTACCTTCAGCCTTATAAACTAATGAAAGCTATTATAGGCCGCTTGAGTCCACTTGGACATATGCGATAATTGTGCGTTATAATGGTGTCTCTTATATAGGAGCTAATTATGAATATTGATAATTATAGATGGGAGACACCCGAGTATTACGGGGGTTTTAATCCAATAGGCGATATAGTTGTTTATTCTCAAAATCGAGATAGTTCGATTCTAGAGCAAAGTAACTATGAGCAAATTTTTAAACATTTAAAAGAGACAATTAAAGATTTGGACAGCCCCCCTTATATCGAAGGTGATGAACAAAGTGAATTCGATTGGGTATACGATTTTCGCGCTGGCCATTGGGCTTGTGGTTGGGTTGAATATATCTTAGTTCGTAAGGATGCGCCTCAATCGGTTATCGACGCTGCTATCGAAGTGATATGTTGTATTGAGGATTATCCTGTCTTTGATGAGATGCATTATTCTGAAATGCGATGGGATGCTACTGAAAAATTTTGGCAAGAGTGTTCCACTGAGGATCGGATGTATTACTGTAAAGAGATGGGCGTTTCTATTTTCGCGGCACGCCGTGATTATACGCCGGAATCGAATAACCCTCTGAGCGAATACGTTGATTTTTTAAATTAACCCTTGATTATCGGATTGATCATATACTTTTGATTTTGGAGAGTTAAATAAACGGGGGGTGGTCACTGGGTCACGGTACATAATCCTATCAGTTTGTACCATGGGCCATGGTCGCCCCGCCGTTATCCGTTCAAACCCGCCATCGAGGCGGG